GTGAAGTTTTGTGGAACTATTAATCCTGCTTTTGCGATTGTTGCTCCGACTGCATTTTTAACTCCAGTGCATTCATAGTGATGCACTTGACCTAAAACTTCTTCTGAACCATACTTATCAATTAAGAAGTTATAAAATGCTTGCTGTGATAGTGGCCATTCTGTTTGAACATTGACGATATTATTTGCAATTAGAACTAACCAATCAAGAGTTTCGTCATCATAAACTTTGTATGCAACATTATCTGGTCTTTCATCCCCAATGATTTGATACTTGGTGAAGAATGAAAGGTCTCCAAAGATATCATCACGAAGTTTTCCTCTCTTGAAAAGGTTCTTTACTCTTGTATAATCGGATATTTTACGACCATCTTTAGTCGTATTGACGTATTCAAAATCTGGAACTTGGCGGAAGTAACTTGGCATTTTAGTAACCTATTTCGTAACCTTTTAAAGGTCTTGTTGAGTCATAATAATCACTTTCATAAACAGGATCAACTTCACTAAATCTCAAACTTAACTGGTATGATGTCATTGTTCTGTTTGTATCAGAAAAAGTCATATAGGTTCCATCTGGAGTATAATCTACATCACAACCAATTAAAGCACAAGTTTTAATCCTACCAATTGATGGATGTTCAGTTGAAGTGTCATCGACTAAGTATCTTATATTAAATAAATTTGGTGATTTTAAAAATACATCCGATGCTGAGGTTTTAATTGACATTCCCTGTTTAAAGAAACGAATTATTTTTTTTACATGAGTTGCTTCCGTTTCGTCTCTGGGTGATAATCTAAAAGTAAAATTGAATGGTCTGAGTTGTGGGCCATTAAATAGTAATTCTAGGTTTGGATTTACAACCGCGCCAGTTGCTCTAGAAAGTAAATTTTGAACCGATGCCGCTTCTCCTGCTAGATATAATTTGAAAAATTCTCCAAAACCATATTTACCTTCCTTCAAATTTTTTGCTATCTCTTGTGCTATTGGTAAAGCTGAAGAACCAATTTGTTGATCTCCTTGCAATTTCATTGATGTTCCAGCAGCAAGAGCTTGCAAGGGATTTAAATTCGATCCTCCCCAATCAACTGAATTACTATCTGTAATTGAAGGTTGAATAGCAAGTGTTACTGACCCGTTTATCGTTTGTGTTGGATTTTTTCTAGAAACTAAATCGCCCTTTAGTGACAAATTAAATTCACTTCCAATATTTCTTCTCATTGTAAATATAATTCTATCTTGCTTACTTCTACTTATTTCAAAGGGATAATACCAATTTCCATAGTTATCTTCTATTTTTTTACTATCTGGTATTTCTCCAGAAACAGTCAAATCAGCCGCATCTAATGCTTCTCTTACTTGTTCTGAGGTTGCAGTTCCTTGATTATCTTTAGATGCTTTTGTATCTTTTTCTGGGGGTGGCGGTGTTTTTTCTGGACCATCTAATAAATTATTTGCCTGTGTTGATCTTTGTTGATAATCCGTAACACCTAAGTTATATAAAGATTTTTCTGTGGTTATTTTTGCTTGATTTTTGACACCTTTAATCACATCTGGTTGATTAAAATATTGTAATTCATCGGTTGTAGTTACTCCAGCAGTAGGCGCAAAGGATTCGCCTCTTGGTATAGTGCCAATTTCTTTTATGCTACTAGGATTATTGGGAACTGAACTGTATATTGTTATTTTTCCTGGTGTGGTTGAATTTTCATCATCAATAGTGACTGAAAATTGGACCTTTTGTAATTTTTTTCCATACTGATCGTTTGGATCCGCTCTAAAATAATTTCCCTCTTTAGTTCCGTAAGTTGCCATCAGAAATCCTCCCCAACTGCAAGAGGATTAAGTATCTCAATTTTTTGTAGAGTATGAGACATTTATACTTTTTTAGTTATTTAGTTATGATTTCATAAACCTTGCATAAGGAACAGAACGAAGATATTCAATCTCATTGTTTTTAACAGTATGAAGTTTTCCTGCAACTTCTAACCAAGTGTAGTTTCTTACACTACCCCAGTGAAAGTTCAAACCTTTGAATCCCCATCTTTGAATTTCTAGACATGCTATCAAAGGAAACTGATCAAATTCTATTTCTTGAGTTTTTGGTATATAAACAAATGTATAATAACTTCCAACATCAGGTATAAAAACAGATTCCCGAAATACATCCATAATCTCCATCATAATGGATTCAGAATCAGTAAGACCAGAAATTCTCCTTTTGAGTTGTGCTACTCTTGGTGATGAAGATTTAACATCCTTACCGAAACCTTCTGCCATTACTTGATACCTAAGTGATCTTCTGTGATAACCTTAAACTCAATCAATCTATCAGCACAAAATTCTTCTGCTGCTTTCCATTTTGCTTGATTCACTGCATAGGTTTTCATTTCATATAACCATGACTTTGTTTTTCTCTTTGGAACTTTTGGTTCCATTGTTTGTCTTTTTGGTTTTACTTCAATCACATAAGTTTTAATCTCACCATTCTGTTCTTTAACTTTAATAATGAAATCTGGAAAGTATCTATGAACCTTATTATCAACTGGTGAGCGATATGGAATCCAAAATTCTTCGCTGCCCCATTCCAATATATTCTCGTTGAGATCACACCAATGACAGAACTTTCTTTCCCAACTACTTCTACAAATTATATTATTTGGATCACCTTTATACTTCTTTGGAAAGGAAGGTTTGTATCTGCTCTTTAAACTTTCTCCCATATCCTTACTACATAATATATAAGCAAAAATATTTATAAATGGCAGGCCCACCAGCACCATCAAAGAAAACAGTATCAGATCTAAAAGCATCTATTCTGAGTCCAGCATTAACTTCTAATTTTGAGTGCTCATTTCAACCACCTGGAAAAGTTGTTACTTGGTTGGGTGAAAGGAAAAGTGCCGGTCTTGGAAATTATTCTTCACTTCAGGACAAACTAATTTCTTTATCATGCTCTGAAGCAGCACTTCCTGGATCATCTTTGGCAACACATGAAATTAATAATGACTTTACTGGTGTAACAGAAAGACATGCATATAGAAGACAATATGATGATAGGGCTTCATTTACTTTCTATGTTGATAATAATTATGAAATAGTTTATTTTTTTGAAAATTGGATTGCATATATTGTGAATGAACAAAGAAGTAATACAGTTGCATTTGGACCTGGAATGGATCAACCAAATTTTTCATATAGAGTTAATTTTCCTAAAAATTATCAGCAAACAATTTATATCACTAAGTTTGAAAAAGATTATTCAAGAAGACCTTTGGTTTATAGTTTTATCCAAGCATATCCAATTAGTATTGATTCGATGCCAGTTTCTTATGATTCATCTCAACTATTAAAGTGTACCGTGTCATTTACTTATTCTAGATATATTATTGGTGGTGGAGAAGTTTTTAAACAAGAACTTGGAGCAGCAGCTCTTGGAGGAGAACTAACTCTGTCTGCAGAGGATCGTGCTCGTTTTGGCACACCTTTCAGTTCTTCAGGTTCTAATAGAAAACCACCTGCACCTACTCCAACTCAAATTCGTCAAGGTGTAGTAAGAGACGCGCAAGGATTTATAGTGCGCTAATAAATAATCACACTGAAACTTCTATAGGATATTATGCCTTTACCAAAGATCGCTACACCAACATATGAGTTGGAATTACCTTCAACTGGTCAATCAATTCAGTACAGACCATTTTTAGTTAAAGAAGAAAAACTTTTAGTATTAGCACTTGAAAGCGAAAATACAAAAGAGATTACAACTGCTATTAAAAATGTAATCAAATCTTGTATTAGTACAAAGGGAATTAAGGTAGAAAATCTACCAACGTTTGATATTGAATATCTTTTCTTGAATATCAGAGGCAAATCTGTTGGAGAAGAGATTGAAGTTAATATTATTTGTCCTGATGATGGAGAAACTTATGTTCCTGTAAAAATTAATATAGACGATATCAAAGTTCAAAAGCAAGAAGAACATACAAACAAAATTAAGGTTGATGAATCTATCGTAATGGAGATGAAATATCCATCTCTTGATCAGTTCATTAAGAGCAACTTTGATTTTACATCCGATACTTCTATGGATCAATCATTTGATCTTGTTGCCGCATGTATTGATAAGATTTATAATGAAGAAGAAGTTTGGACTGCATCTGATTGCACCAAGAAAGAACTTGTAGATTTCCTTGAGCAAATGAATTCGTCTCAGTTCAAAGAGATTGAAAAATTCTTTGAGTCAATGCCTAAACTTTCTCATGAAGTTAAAGTAAAAAATCCAAAAACTGAAGTTGAAAGTACGGTAGTACTGGAGGGTCTTTCAAGTTTTTTCGCATAGCATTGGTCCACATGGACCTTGAGAGTTACTTCAAACTTAATTTCTCCTTGATGCAGTACCATAAATATTCATTAACTGAGATTGAAAATATGATTCCTTGGGAAAGGGATATCTATGTTGAATTGTTAAAAGCGCATTTAGAAGAAGAAAAAGCAAAGCAACAACAAAATGGGACCTGACGAACTGGATGATCTACTAGCAAGCATAAGAGCGGGTGGTAAAAACGAATCCGCTCTTGCTTTGTATGAGGGAACCAGAGAAGAAGATCTTGTTAATGAAGATGTAGACGAAAGAATATTAAGAATACTTGGTCTTGATGAAGTTTTTGATATTGATTATGGAACATATCTAACTCTTCTTCGTGAGAAGTTAGCAGAATCGAGAATGGTTGATAAGAAAATATCAACCGAAGAAAATATGCTTCTGACTGATGAATTTAAAAGAGTCCGAGGAAATGTAGGTAGATTTAGAATTAGAAGAAAGAAAATAACATCGGAGAACATAGGAGTAACTGGACCTATCCGAGTATCTACTGAGAAGTTTTATCTAACCTCAAAAGCAGTTATTCCACAACCAACAACTCCTGTCACAGAATCTTCTGAAGATATAAAGAGCATTGAAGAAGCAATTGATAATATACTTAAGAGTTTAACGGATCAAAATAAACTCACAAAGAAGAAAGCAGACGAAGAAAGAAAATCTGACGAACAAAGAAGAAGAACTAAAAGAGAAGCAGAGTTAGAAAAACCAATTCAAAAAGCAGCAGCACTTGTTAAAAAAATAGTTGCTCCATTCCAAAGTATTCTTGATAGAATCATGAGATTTATTCAGTTTACTTTGCTTGGTTATTTTGTTGACAAAATTTTAAAATGGTTTGCTGATCCTGCAAATGAAAGAAAGATCAAAGTTCTTGGTAGATTCTTAAAGGATTGGTGGCCATCTTTAGCGTTTGCTGCAGGGTTATTTTTAACTCCTCTTGGTAAATTTGTTCGCACAACTTTAACATTGATGCGAACATGGATTCCAACA